CATAAGAAAGATGGATTCTCGTTCGGGTTTCTCCGTCGTCGCGGCGTACGAACTCGCGAAGAGTGGTAAGATCACACTCATCTCCCTTTCGCACACAACCAAGCGGTGTGAATACCTCGAGTGGTATTACGGCATTCACCGATGGTGCTCCCGGTAAGGAATTTCTGGAATATTCACTCGTCAAGGAGGCAGTTACCCCAACTAAGCTGAGTTGGATTCTGTAAAAAATAAGTTCCAGTAATTGTAATGATCAGCATCGATGATGTTACTAAGATTGATGACAAGAGAAGACAACTTCGTAAGGAAATTTACAAAAAGATTTACGAACAATTTTCTACTAAAATCAGACAATTAGTAGAACTCGGTCACAAACAGATATTTCTGACAGTACCGGCATTTCTCATCGGGTACCCTGTATTCGATAGAGGTATGGCTGCGAGGTACATCGCGAGACAATTCGTGTTAGGTGGTTTTACAGCTCAATTAGTGAGCGATCATGATATTTACGTGTCATGGATCGTTCCCAAAAAGAAGAAACACAAAGTTGAAAAAGAAGAGGAGGAGACAGATTTTCCAAATCTTATGAACCTCAAGAAGATTGCGAACAAGTACAGGAGAAGTGCGTAGTAAAATCTCAATTTAAAAACCACTTTAATCATAAATGGATAACCTCAATATTCTCGTAGAGGCGAAGAAAGAGTATTTGGGGCAGATGTGTCTCCTCATGTGCCCACCTATGATTGAAGTGTTCCAGGAAATGTATAACGAATCCGTAAACCTCTCAAAAGGTCGCAAGGTACTCATCATGTTCCAGAAACTTCTCAAAGAGGTTCCCAATTGGTCCAATGCGATGTCAAAGAATCATTCCGATAACATCACAAATAGATGTGCCTGGTTCGGGGACCTTCTCGCGGCGGTATTTGTCGCGTGTACGAAGATTCTCTCTGCGGTTCGCCTCAAGGCGGACAATAAGAAGATTTCTCTGAAACTTCCCACAGAAGAAGTTTTTATTCAGACGTGTTACAATAATATCGCCAAGGAACTCTACAAAGATCCTTATATCTTCAGTGAGGAACAGAGTGAATACGCGAGAGATGAGAAATTAATACTTCGATTCACACTCTGTATCGAGAATACCGTCAAGGAACTCATTCCTGTCCAACAAATTCTTCAAACTTACATGAGTCAGGATTCTAGGGATATCTCCCTCGATGGCGAAATTCAGGATAGTATGGACCCCGATGTATTCGATGAACCCGAACCCGAACCTGAACCCGAACCTGAACCCGAACCTGAACCTGAACCCGAGCCAATGATGGAAACTGATCCCGAACCTACCGGTCTAGAGAATGAATTCAAAACCGTTCCAGGTGTTCATGCCCCCCAACCAGAAGAAATGGAGCCAGCGCCTCAACCTCAGGCCCAGCCACAGGATGATGATGTATTCTTCGGTGACGCACCAGAGCAGCGCACAAAAAATCCCCGTTATAATTAAATGGAACTCTCTGACTATCTTCGCGACCCTGTGAGTGCTGCTCTCATCGCGGGTTGTATCACTGCGGGGTACATTCACCTGAAAGCACACCTCAACAATGAAGGTAAATTAGAACTCAATAAATATACCAAACCAGCCGCACTGAATGCGATTCTCGTATTCTTTATCATTGCTGGTGGCATAGGACAGAAGGAGACCATTTCTAATGAACCTTTCTAACTTAAAGATTATACCAGTAGATTAAGAAAATGGCATCCGTTACTGCGTTTAACGATATGATGGGTCAATTTCTTGTGGAATTGCACAAGACTTTTCCAGAGGAAAAAGGCACTAAGAAGATGATGACGTCGTTCGATTTATTGAAGTCGAGTAACCCGCGACTCGTTGTGGATGCGTTCATGCAGGGTGTGAGTCCGTACGCAGATAAGATTTCTGCTAAGGATGAATCGTTTCTTCTCAAGGAGATTGATACGATTGACTTTCTCAAGGATCTCAACATCAAGTCCTACTGGGATCGAATGACCGCGAACACGCGAGCTGCGACTTGGCAGTACCTCCAGACGCTCTATATGCTCGGTACGACGATCACCTCGATCCCCGATGATACACTCAAGATGATCGAAGGTATCGCCAAGGAGTGTGCTGATAAGATGCAAAATGGTGACGGAGAACTTAACCAGGAGGCGTTGATGAAGATGATGGGAAGTATGCTTGGCGGTCTCCCTAAAAAATAAACCTCAACCTATATTAAATGAAAGTCTGGTTTGACGATCCTCAGCAACTCGTTCGTACTGATAAGATTTCACAATTCTGGCCGACGAGTGAGCAAACCCCAGAAGATCGTATCAATGCCGCTTCTCGGTTTGTCATTTATGCGAGTTGTCTCATTTATATCATTCGTCGCGATCCCAGGATTTTCATTCTGAGCGCGACAGTATTATCCGTTATATTTGTTCTTTATCGGTCAAAAATGGTCACCGAAACACATGGAAGTACAGTTGAAGGTGCGTTATGCCAAATGCCCACCGAAAACAATCCCATGGGTAATGTACTCATGACTGATTACACGGATGCTCCCAATAGGTTGGAGTCGTGTTATTATCCCACTGTGAAGCCTTTCGTGAATAGCTACACGAGTGACCAGATTCCAATGGATGGTGGGCGTTCCCGATCCCCCCTCCCCAAGTATATGCGAAATGCTGTGGATCGCCAATTCGTCACCGCACCCGTATCTAAAATCCCAGGGGATCAGACTGCATTTGCCGAATGGTTATATGGAGCTAAGAACGGTCCAATGTGTAAAACGGATTCCAAGTATTGTAATCCCAACGCGCGAGGTGTCCAACTCGAAGCCTTTTCGGGTCTTGGTTCCAATGGGGATAAGCGGTCGGGAATGTTTGGGGGTAGCGTATAGTTAGATAAATATTCTTATGTAATAATAAATGGCGTACCAGCTTCAACCCGGCCTTTCGAGAGTTCAAAACAAGGGAGCTATCCCCCCACGTGAAGGCCACCGACGAAATTTTTGTGTATCCTCAGCCCAGTACTCTGAACTGTGGTGGGTGCAGACCCAACACCATGTTATACGGGACCGCCCCATACATGGCAGGTAAAGGTTCTCCAGCCCAATACATAGACACGAGTGACCAACTTCCGCCCCCAAACCACGTCCCGTTTCAACAAGCACATCGTCCAAACCTATGAACGTAATCTCTTCCCCCTGTCCAACATGGAATGTAAAGTTCCTCTGCGTACCATGCGATATGAACCTGCGAGCACCCGTGCGGAAGTTCAAAATGGTCTCTTTCAGCAAAGATACGCTAATAAAAATGTCGGTAAGAAGTAATAATGGCTGATCCCATTTCACTCATGGCTGTTGCCGGTTTAGTATATGTTGGTCGAACTTTGAGTACTAAGTCTGTTCCACTTCCTGCGAATGAAAGAGAAGTTTCAAAACCAGTAGTCAAAGCTCCCGTACAAATAGAAAATACCAACTTTGAGCCCACTGTTCGCGTACCCCAGAAGAAAGAGATGGAGAGTTTTGGTGATATTTCCATGCAGCAACGAAGTGGTGGTCAGGAAATCCTGAACATGCGTAACCGTATGTACGATCAGGGTCGCATGAACAACTTATCCCCCATCGAGAAACAACTCGTCGGTCCGGGTCTTGGTGTCAGCGCTGACACCCCCGCCGTCGGTGGGTATCAACAGATGTTTAGGGTGAATCCGGTCAATGTCGGTGCGTATAAACTCACCACACTTCCGGGTCGAACTGGACCAGCGGTTGATATCACCGGTGGTCGTTCAGCTGTTGTCGGTGAGCTCACCCATAACAAACCCGAAACGACCGCGTTCCTTCCATCTCGACGACCTGCCATGGCCGGTCGCGCACAGGGTATGTCCGGTGTCGTTCCCCGTAACGAACACGAGAAAACCAAGCGCACGACTAATCGATCGGAAACTGGTCTTCGTACCGACGGTCTCGGTTTCAACGGTGCCAAACGTTTCATCTCGGCGCAGACAGTATCCCAAGACCCTACTCGTTTCAAGAGTGATCGCAACGATGAACAGTACAACTACCAGAACCAAGCGCAGCCAGGTATCACCAATTTCCGCAGTGCGCACACGAACAGTGCGGCTGCTAAGGTGGTTTCGAAAACAAACGAAGAACTCATGAAGTATGGTTTCCGCCCCGAAGATCGTCGTGGTCAGCCTAACCGTATGGGTAACGCTGGTCGTATGAATGTTCGTGAGAGTGCGCTCAAGCAAGGTGGCGCCTTAACCACTGTTCGATCGGATACGACCCGGATTGATGGTCGCGTGAATGCTGCCAACGGTGGTTGGACCCAGCAGTACCAACAAAAGTCATTCCATCAGTTCAACGCCAACAAGGGTAACGCGAATCCTAACACACGGGATCTCGGTATTGCGCAGCGCCAGCTCCAGAACAACCCTCTCGCGCATAGTCTCTATCAGTAAGATTTCGGAGTGGTAGATAAAAACAGTCATTAAAATAGTATACCTCTATTTTAATGAAGGTTCATAACCTTAGCATAGATAGTAGTCAGCGTGGAATCAGTGTGATCGCATCAAATACGTATTACGATCAGAATGGTACATACATCATAGATCACTATTCAAATATATATTCCAATCCTAATGACTATGTGATCACTTTGGAAAACCCAATATATGACGTCTCAGAAATCAAACTCGTATCGGCTCGAATTCCCACTCCCCAATTGACTGTGTGCTCGACGAACAATACATTCAGTGTGGATGGTCAGACTATTTCACTCGAAAACGCAGACTATCCTACAGGGGATGATCTCGCCACACACTTACAGAACGAACTCGCACCACCAGTTTCTAACGTGAACGATGTTTCATTTGACGTAGACACGAAACGATTTACATTCTCGAATACTACACCTGGAGAGCACAATTTTACTTTTGAATTTAATACGGGTGTGAATGGATATGTACATAATTCCTCTATAGTTACGACACCACATCAGATTCTGGGGTTTGGGTCAAATGAGTATTCGTCTACGAGTAATGTATTGACATCAGGTGCGATAAATCTCGTCGGTCCCAATTCATTACTTCTTCGATTGAGTTCGGGTTCGGATGAATTCACTCAGGGTGTATACACTTCGACGCCGTTCTATACTGGACATATACTTCTAGATGGTTCAGACTTTATCAATTTCAATGGTGTGGATGATCATTTGATTCATCATTTCCATTCCGGTCCCCAAAAAATGATAAAGGATATTCGCGTTGAATTCTTTTACATGAGTCATGGTCGCTTGATTCCATATGATTTCATGGAACAAGAGCACATTCTAAAAATTGAAATGAAGGGATCTATGGATAAACTCGAAAACTTACCAAAGGTACCCGTCGATGTGGTGGAAGAAAAACCTGTACACATTCCCGAAAAGGTGCGGGAGAATGTGTATAGATGGAAGAAGGAATACATCTACATAGCATTAATTGTCATAGTTGGAGTACTCTTATTGTTGTTTATGAATAAGAAACCCCGAAGAATTAGCGGCTCACCGCAAACACCGGCTGGGCAGGCTTCTTAATGGAACCGTTGATACGGGAGATGATCATGAAGATAATCACGGAAAGAAGGGAGGTGAGAAGCGCGGTGAGCGCGTACTGGAAACCGCCGTTCTTGGGTACCTTGATAATCTGGGTGATGGCCCATCGGATGAAGTCCATCCACGACATGGCAGCCGCGAAGGAGAACCCGCCAACGATGGAGTTGAGGGTCTGGGTCTGGAGTTCCTGGGTGACGAGATCGACAGTCTTGAGGGCAGAGCTAACGGCGGACATTTTATATAATACATTGGGAAAATTATTCTGGTAAGAGATCCTCCTTC